TTCCACAGTATATGGAACTTAAACCCATCATGCTTGAGAAATGGAGCCAAAAATACAAAAAGAGTATCAACTGTAGTAATCCCAAAGGTTTCAGCCAAAAGGCACACTGTGCTGGTCGTAAGAAGAATACCAAAGAGAGTGTGGCAGAAGGTGGAGCCGAAACAAGTTGGGCAGATGGCACTGAAAAAATTACACTACAGGATATTTTAGAGCTGACCAAACATGTCAAACAAATAAATCTACCGATAAACGATAATCTAAAGAGTAAACTAATTCATTGGGACGGAAACCCAGAAGAAATAGAAAGGATTAATCAAGTAACAATATCTAACCAGTTTCCTATTTTAATTATAGTAGATGAGCAAGGTCAAATAGAATTTATACTTGATGGTAATCATAGACTACATAAAGCAATACAGTCTCAAGCAAAAACAATACCTGCTAAACTTATTAAACCCAGCGACCTTAGCGATAAAGCAAAGAGCATATTTCATATAAAAGAGCAAGATGTAGCGGAAAACTTTGCAGATGGTAAAGGGCCAGGTCGTCCAGGTGATAGTCAACGCCACGGTATTCCCAAAGGTGCTACGATGGCACAGCTAGAAAAAGCCGCAAAAGCATCAGGACGCAAAGGACAGCTAGCACGCTGGCAGATAAATATGCGTAGAGGGAAAAAGAAATGAGAGATCTAATCACGATCATAGAAGCACTAGAGCAAGGATGTCCACCAGCTACGCAGGATATAACACTTAATCTAAAGAATCGTCAGAAAGCCATAGATGAATATCACTATGGCCCGTTGAATCCAAATGAACCCAACGATGAATATTGGCAAGAACTAGCAGACAAGTGGAACACTGATGATATTGAATCAGTCAAACAAAACCGCTGCGGTAACTGTGCGGCATTTGATATATCTGAAGACATGCTAGATTGTATAGCCAAAGGTATAGGATCAGAACCGGGGTCAAATCCCATGGACACTATAGATGCTGGTGATCTAGGCTACTGCAAGTTCCTAAAATTTAAATGTGCGAGTAAACGCACCTGTGACGCTTGGGTCGAAGGAGGACCAGTTACCAAATGAAAATCAATGAATTTTTATCAGAATCAAAAATAGCGGAAGAAATATATCATGGTGATGAATTTTTTGAAGCCTATGGTGAAATGTGGTACAACGAAGATGAACAATTGGATGAAGCAGAGTATCATGGTCGCAAAGTACCTCTTGGTAAGCCTATGCGTGGCGATGTTAAGAAATTTAAGGTTTATGTTAAAGATCCTAGCACAGGCAATATCAAAAAAGTAAACTTTGGTGATCCTAATATGCGTATTAAGAAATCAAATCCAGCACGTAGAAAATCATTCCGTGCCCGCCATAACTGTGCTAATCCTGGACCCCGTACTAAAGCCCGTTATTGGTCATGCCGTAAATGGTAATGTAAATGACCAATTGGGATATCTACGTAAGAGAGTCGTATGATATCGTTCGCAGAGCAGAGTGCGAACTAACAATTAATTTGGCGCACGAAGTAGAAGCATATATAGTACACCTATTCGCACACTATCTAGATAAACCAAATGTTAACACAGTACCTGTAGGTGTTAAATTACTCAGCAGTGTCAATCTCCCCGTAAAAGCCAAAAAAGAATTACTCAAAAATGTAGGCGACGAATGCTTGTTAATTAACAGCATGGAATGGGGTCGTCCGCGTTGGCCTACTGAAATTTATTATGCTGATATGGGACAGATGGCTTACGTATCAAGAGCCTATGCTGAACGTCCACCAGAAGATTTGTTTGATGATCTGGCCTATGAATTCCAAACTGCTACCCGTATCCTACGTAAGTGTAGAATAAATTAATCAAACACCATAGACACGGTTAAATACTTTAAGTATGATATAATTTTAAATCAAGGAGAGCCACATCTTCTTGCGAGTAGAAAAACAATCTAGTAAGTTTTATTTTATTAAAAACAGTTGCATTATAAATTCAAAAGGAAATGACTGTGTTTCAGTACCTAATAGATAAAATAATAGAAGCACCATTCCAAAAATACCCTTTTCAACATTTACATATAAAAGATTTTTTAACACAAGATCATTTTAATAATATTTGTCAAAACTCTCAAATTAATATTTTGCCAGCTAGTTCTACAGAAGAACTAATTGAATTGTTATACAGACAATATTATACTCCTGTGGAGTTTCCTGGGTGTTTTGATAAAATTGATCAATATTTAGAATGGTTTTACGGCAATAAGACTAAAAAATTTGAAGGAGATCTACTAGAAGGATTCGGAATGACATTTCGAATAAAAAAATATAAAAACGAGTTCATTGCAGAACTTATTAATTTTTTAAACTCAAATCAGTTTCATTCAGCCATTAAAGAAAAATTTCAAATTCAAGGCACAACTCGATTAGAATCTGTTATTCAAAAATATCTTTCAGGATACGAAATTAGTCCTCATCCAGATAATCGAAAAAAATGTATAACGTATATGATTAACATTAACAGTCCATTGGCTGAAAATTTAGATATACACACACATCTAATGAAATTTAATAACAAGTATCAACATATCTATCAATATTGGAAAGATCATACTGAAGAAGATCGATGTTGGGTGCCATGGTCGTGGTGCGATACTGTGTGGAAACATAATCAAAACAACAGCATTTTAATGTTTTCCCCAGATAATGATACTATACACGCTGTAAAAATAGACTACGACCATCTTAAGTTGCAACGTACCAATATATATGGTAATTTTTGGTATTGTAATGAATCATTACCGTCTATAGTAAAAAAACGAATAAATGATGATTGGAAAAGATTACCAAAAAAATAAATTTAATATTAAAATAACTAAATACTCCATTGGTCCATTTTTAAGAAGTAGATAAAGTTTAATCAAAAGGACAAATATTTAATGACATTTGAAAATTCATTGACAGGTACAGTATATGTTAGAAATGACAACGTAGAACAAGCACTACCTGCAGAATTTGTTACTGCAACCAAAGTTTTACGTAAATGTAGAATTTAGTTGACAAGTAGATAAATTAATAGTATTATAGATTAATGTATGATTTTATTTTCTTTACCGATCTAACTGACACAGTATACGTTTCTAAAACTATCGGAGCATACAAATGTGCGCATGTGTTACGAGAACAAGGATATAATTGTTTGGTGGTAGATCACTTGCATTCGTTTACCAAAGACGAGTTTAATCAACTTTTAGATTGCGTAATATCAAAATCTACAATAGCTGTAGGATTTAGCACTACTTTTGTAAAAAATTCAAATGTACTACCAAATTCTGATGGATCGCTAGCATTTACAGAAATAGATGCTAACGTATTTTTTCCGCAAGGGAAAGAGTTTGAGGATTGGGCTATCAGTAAAATTAAGAAAAAAAATATTGATTGTAAAATTATAGTAGGTGGAACTAAAGTACATGTTAATTATCAAAATAAAAATGCTGACTATGCGATAATCGGATTCAGTGAATCTTCAATCGTTAATTTAGCCAACCATCTGTTAAAATCAAGTGCATTAACTAATTTTAAAAAAAATTTATGGGGAATTGTAGTAATCGATGACCGATTCGCTCCCTCTTATGATTTTAAAAACAGTAAATTTAATTGGGAATATACAGATGTTTTAAACTGTCGAGTATTGCCTTTAGAAGTTGCACGAGGCTGCGTATTTAAATGCAAATTTTGTTCTTATCCAATGAATGGGAAAAAGACTTTAGATTTCGTCAAAGACGTTGAAATATTACGTCAAGAATTACAAGAAACATATGATAAATTTGGAATTACTACATATTCAATTGTCGACGACACTTTCAATGATAATGAATATAAACTTAATCTAATACTTGAAGCAGTACAGCAACTTACTTTTAAACCATATTTTTGGGCATACACAAGGCTCGATCTCTTAAACACTAAAAAACAAATAAAAAAATTATTCGATATAGGAGTAAGAGGTTATTATTTTGGAATTGAATCATTTAATAAAGAAACTGGAAAAATAGTAGGTAAAGGTTTTGATTCTTCTAAACAAATTAGCACTATACAAAATTTAAGAAAAGAATACGGTAATGAAATCGCAATGCATGGAAGTTTTATTATTGGATTGCCTAAAGAAAGTATAGCTGAGGTAACGTCTACTTTCGATATGCTAATGGACGAATCTATACCTTTACATACTTTTGATTTTAAATCCCTAGTAATTGCAAGGCAAGACACGATTGCCTACCATTCAGAATTTACAAAAAACTATAAAGAATTTGGTTATAAAGATAACGGTACTATAAATGAAAAATATATAGATTGGGAAAATGAACACATGACTCTTTCCCAAGCACAAAATCTTGAGTATAAATTTAGAGTCGAGTCACAAAATAGTGATAGATTCTATGTTCCAGGTAGATCAATTTGGTCTTTAATGAATTATGACTTTTCGTTAAATTACTTAACTAATCTCAAACACAACCAAATTGACTGGTACGATCTTAGCCAAAAAAAAATTAGTTATATTAAAATTTATAAAGAAAAGTTATTCAAAGCTATAGACTACATTAATTAAATAGTATACACTATATTGTTCAATGAAGGAATGAACTATGGCAAACTGCCTATGTGTAACGACCCATTGAAGACGTATTTGACTCTCTTGCAGTTGAGTTTACTGCTGCTCAAGTTCTACGTAGGTGTAGAATAAATTAACCAAACACTGTAGACACGATTAAATACTTCAAGTATACTATAATTTTAAATCAAGGAAAATTGACATGTCGAAAATGTTTTCAGGCGAGCAAAAAGCCAAACTAACACAGTTAATCAACGAAGGTATTGCTGTATTACAAGAAGTAGAAGATTTGTCAGCAGGCTTAAATGATACTGTAAAAGCAGTAGCAGAAGAATTAGAAATCAAACCTAGTTTGCTCAAAAAAGCGATTAAGATCGCTCAAAAATCAAAACTAACTGAAACCAATGCTGATCACGAAACAGTCACTGACATTCTCGAAACAGTTGGTCGCACGGTTTGAGTATTGATTGGCACAAGACCGTAGACTTTGTAAAGCGAGATTGGCACGGTCATCCAGTTAGATTATGTTTAGAAGTCTTTAATTGGTTTCTAAACATCATAGTAGTAGTTACATTTGCTGCCACTGTACCTGATGTACCATTTTTAATCGTTTATCCCTTGTTCTTTTGCTGTTTGGCCATTAGCATGTATTCAGCATTGAGTAGGGGAAGTTTTGGATTGTTTATGACTAGCCTAACTATTTTCATAGTTGATCTTGTGGGTTATGCTAGATTGCTGTATAATTAATAAAACGCCCACCTTGGGCATGAAGAGTGTGTGTGAGCTAGAAGTCGCACAAAAAGGAAATGAATGAGTTACGTAGACGCACTATTTGATCGAAATAAAGATCGCATATACATCGTAGAACGAGTAAATGGCCAGAGAGAATACAAAGAGTATCCTGCCAATTATACTTTTTATTACGATGACCCCCGCGGTAAATTCCGCACTATCTATGACACGCCAGTGTCACGTTTCAGCACACGCATAGGTAAAGAGTTCCACAAAGAAGTTAAAATTAATTCAGGTAAACGTATCTGGGAAAGTGATATCAATCCCGTGTTCCGCTGTCTCGAAGAAAACTATCTTGGACAGAAATCTCCCAAACTACAAACAGCGTTCTTTGATATCGAGGTCGACTTTGATCCTGTACGAGGATTCAGTCGTCCAGAAGATCCATTCAATCCAATCACTGCTGTATCAGTATATCTAGATTGGTTAGACAAACTAGTAACTATGGTTATTCCACCAAAGAGCATGAGTTGGGAAACAGCAGAAGAGATCTGTCGACAGTATGACAACTGTTTCTTGATGGAACGTGAAGAAGATCTGCTTAAAACGTTCTTGGATTTGATTGATGACGCCGACATCTTGTCAGGTTGGAACAGTGAAGGCTTTGATATCCCATATATGGTGCAACGCACTAACAGAGTATTGAGTAAAGATGATACACGCAGATTCTGTTTATGGGGGCAGTTTCCCAAACAGCGTGAGTTTGAACGCTTTGGTGCGGCTAACATGACCTTTGACCTTATTGGTCGTGTACACATGGACTATATGCAACTGTATCGCAAATATACCTATGAAGAACGTCATAGTTATTCATTGGATGCTATCAGTGAATATGAACTAGGTGAAAGTAAAACACAGTATGAAGGTACATTAGATCAACTATATAATAAAGACTTTGCTAAGTTTATCGAATATAATCGCCAAGACACAGTATTGTTGCACAAACTAGATACTAAACTACGCTTCTTAGATCTTGCCAATGAGTTAGCGCATGACAACACAGTGCTACTACAAACTACCATGGGTGCTGTGGCAGTTACTGAACAGGCTATCATTAACGAAGCACATCAACTAGGTATGGTTGTTCCAAATCGTAACCGTGATGAACAGTTCGACACACAGGCGGCGGGTGCGTATGTAGCTACTCCTAAAGCAGGCATGCATGACTATATTGGTGCTATTGACATCAACTCACTGTATCCAAGTGCGATTCGTGCATTGAACATGGGTCCAGAAACTATCGTAGGTCAACTGCGTCCTACAATGACTGAACACTATATCAAAGAAAAACAAACATCAGGTAGCAGTTTTGCTGATGCGTGGGAAAACTTGTTTGGTAGTTTAGAGTATACTGCTGTGATGAATGGTGAAGTTGGTACAGAGATTACTATTGACTGGGCCAATGGTTCCAGTGATGTCCTAAGTGCCGCAGATGTTTGGCGACTAATATTTGACAGCAACAAGCCTTGGATATTGTCAGCTAACGGTACTATCTTTAACAATGAACGCAAAGGTATTATACCTGGCTTGCTAGAACGTTGGTATCGTGAACGACAAGACATGCAGGTTAAAAAGAAAGAGGCTGTCTCTGATGAAGATACTGCATTCTGGGACAAGCGACAGTTAGTTAAGAAGATTAATCTTAATAGTTTGTATGGTGCTATTCTTAATCCAGGTTGTAGATTCTTTGACAAACGTATTGGTCAATCAACTACATTAACAGGTAGGACCATTGCCCGTCACATGGATGCATACATAAACGAATGTATAACAGGTGTGTATGATCACACTGGTGAAGCAATTATCTACGGTGACACAGACTCATGTTACTTTAGTGCTTATCCAATGGTCAAGACAGATGTTCTAGCAGGTAAGATGGAATGGAACAAAGACATAGCAGTGGGTTTGTATGACAGCATCGCAGATCAGGTTAATGAAAGTTTTCCGGCATTCTGTGAACGGGCTTTTCATACTCCGCGACGTCAAGGTGAACTGATCAAAGGTGGACGAGAAAGTGTATCGCTCAAAGGCCTGTTTATTAAAAAGAAACGCTATGCTATCCTAATCTATGACATGGAAGGGCATCGTTTAGATAGTCACGGCACACCTGGCAAGGTAAAAGCCATGGGCCTAGACTTGAAGAGATCAGATACTCCAAAAGTAATCCAAGACTTTTTAAGTGACATCTTATTATCTGTATTAACTGGTGCAGAACGTGATGCTATTATTGCCAAGGTGCGTGATTTTAAATTACTGTTCACAGAGCGTCCAGCTTGGGAAAAAGGTACTCCTAAACGTGTAAACAATTTGACCAAATACACTAAAGAAGAAGAGCGTCTAGGTAAAGCCAACATGCCAGGACATGTACGTGCGGCTATGAATTGGAACAACTTAAAACGCATGATGGGTGATCAATACAGTATGAGTATCGTTGATGGTATGAAAACTGTGGTGTGTAAGTTAAAAGACAATCCATTGGGATATAGCAGTGTCGGATATCCCACAGATGAAACACACATTCCTGCGTGGTTTAAGGAATTACCGTTTGATGATGCTAGCATGGAAACTGGTATCGTAGATCAAAAGGTAGAGAATCTACTAGGTGTATTGGGTTGGAAGATCGCAGAGAACACACAGATCGCCACAACATTTGATAATCTATTTACATTTGAATAATGGGTAAACTGTACGATTTAGTAGAATTTAGAAACTATCTAAAAAATCAATTAGATGATCTTTGTATAGACAAATTTATCGAAGGTAGTATAAATAGATTACAAAATTCAAAAAAACTTTTTCCAGAACATATAACTTATTATGATACCAAAATAAATGATTATTTATTTTTAAAACAAAAAAATAATGAAATCATCGCGGAATTTCGTAACAAAATATCGCTGTTAGAGATAGAAATGGATCAATTGTCCGATACGATCTACAGCACTGAAGAATATCACAATTTATTTGATGAAGTCTGTATCCAAGGACCTTTTAGTCGTGAGCTAATAATGTCTGCTGAATTAGAAAATATTATCGAATCCAGAGTAGGTAGGTATTGTAGTTGCCGTTATCCGGCACTGTATATTAGTCCAAGAACAAAAAAATGGATAGATTGTATGGTTGCTGCCGATCCTTTATATATAACACACAGCATAATTCACATAGTAAAAGAAATGGTAGATTCTTATACTAACATCTATAAAAATAGATTAAGACTATATGAAATAATAGATAGAGATTTTAAAATATTACCACAGAAGCAATTTAGTTTTGTTTTCTGTTGGGATTATTTAAATTATCTGAGTTTAAGCAAAGTAGAAAAATACATAAGAGAGGTTTGGTGTTTGTTGCGTCCCGGCGGAAGTTTCATATTCAGCTATAGTAATTGTGACATGTTGGGTACTAGTTTACAGATAGAAAATAAAGCCTGTGCCTATGCTAATTCAAGATGGTTAAAAAAATTATGCGATGAGATTGGATATGAAATCTGTGAACTACATGATATTGAAACAGGAGATACATTCTTTACACACATTAGTTGGGCAGAACTAAAACGTCCCGGCGATTTAACCACATCAAAGATATCACAGGCGAGTGGTGAGATCAGGAGAAAATAATATATCAAATAGCTTGCAAGATCTAAATAAATCATATATAATCAATTATCAAAGGAGAAACACATGAGAGACCATCTATTAGACATCGTAAAAAACACTTATGGCTTAGGTATTATTGACCTAGTTAAAATATCAGGCACAGATAGCGAAACCAATATTGAAGCACTAGCAGAAGACCGTAGTGTTATTGTACAGGCTAAACTAAATGGACCAGTGGCAGAGTTTATTGGTACATTTGGTATGCCGAACTTGGGCAAACTAAACACTATCTTAGGTATTCCAGAATACAAAGACAACGCTAAGATTACGTTAACCAAACAAGATCGCAATGGCGAACAGGTAGCAGTAGGCCTACATTTTGAAAATGCCGCCGGCGACTTTAAGAACGATTATCGTTTTATGAGCCAAGAAATTGTCAACGACAAACTCAAAACAGTTAAGATGCGAGCAGTTACTTGGAACGTTGAATTCGAACCCAGTGTTGCCAATATCCAAAGACTTAAATTCCAAGCGTCAGCTAACGCAGAAGAAGCCAACTTTACTGCTAAGACTAACAATGGTAACTTAGAATTATCATTTGGCGATCATAGTAGTCACGCAGGTAATTTCGTATTCCAAGCAGGTGTTACAGGCACACTGAGCAAAAATTGGTCATGGCCAGTTGGTGCTGTGTTAAGTATCTTAAATCTAGCAGGTGATAAGAAGTTCAGTATCAGCGACGAAGGTGCGGCACAGATCACTGTTAACTCAGGACTAGCTACGTATAACTTCATCTTACCAGCACAGAGCAAATAATGGATCGTTGGGCACACCTAGGACATACTCTAGGTGAGTGTTGGATTGATCATGAGCAGGATATCGCTTATGTTCATGTACCTAAAAATGCCAGCAGTTTTATCAAAGGCTGCTTATTAGCCAGTTTAAAATTCATGCACAGCGACGTGCCTATTAGAACTAATAGATACTTAGTTGCAGTGCGTGACCCCATTGAACGTTGGGTCAGCGGAATGGCTGAATATGAATTTAATAGTAAACAGTCAAACATAGATTATCAACAGATAACCTTTGATGATCATACAGAAACACAGGATTATTTTTTACAAGATATTGTAATTAAGAATACTAATTTTATTATGGTCAATGGCAATCTAAAAACAAACTTAAAACGTTGGTTTGATGAATTTGGATACTGTGTTGATGTTGACAACATGATACAATATAACGCTAGCCTAAATACAGACAAACAACAATTGAAACTTAAATATCAGGCAATCATTGACAGCGATTCTAACTTTGTGTTAAAATTAAAGAAACACTACGCCAACGACTACAAATTAATTAATTCGGTAAAATATTATGGAAATTGATAACTTAACCAGCAAGCAGAAAGACTATGCTGTATTCTTACCAGCATTGAGTGGATTCTATGCTACCTATGTAGGTAAACAAAGGCATGATCCAAACTATGTAGATCCAGCACGTATTCCAGCAGACTTTGAAAACGGTATTGAGGGGCTAAACTGGCTTAATCCCGATGCTGCATACTTCCCATATCATTGGGCACTGTATTCAGCAGGTCACGCTGAACTCGATGTAAACAAACACAGTCCCAAAGAAGACATGGTGCGTAACAGAGATCGCAGTCGTTCATTTATCTTAGGTGATAGTGGTGGATTCCAGATTGGTAAGGGTGTTTGGGAAGGCGATTGGAAGAATCCTGCATGCCCTAAAGCACAGAAAAAACGTGAATTAGTTCTTACTTGGATGGATGCTTACATGGATCGCGGTATGATCCTTGATATTCCGGCATGGGTAGCTCGTAGTCCGGCAGGGCGTGCCGCCACAGGTATTAATACCTACATGGAAGCAGTACAGGGTACCTACATCAACAATGATTACTTCATGAAGAATCGTACAGGTGCGTGTAAATTCTTAAACGTGCTACAAGGCGAGAATCATGCAGACGCAGACGATTGGTATGATCGCATGAAGAAATACTGTGATCCTAAACAATATGCACAACCATTCGAAGGCTGGGCTATGGGTGGACAGAACATGTGTGATGTACACTTAGTCTTACGCAGATTAGTTGAGCTACGCTTTGATGGTTTGCTTGAAAAAGGTCTGCATGATTGGATGCACTTCTTGGGCACAAGTAAACTTGAATGGGCATGTTTATTAACAGACATCCAGCGTGCCGTTCGTAAGTATCATAACGAAAACTTTACTATCAGCTTTGACTGTGCAAGTCCATTCTTGGCCAGTGCTAACGGACAGATCTATATCCAAACTGAAATCACTGATAGAGAAAAATGGGTCTATCGTATGGTACCTAGTGTCGACGATAAGAAATATGCTACAGACACACGCAGATTCCGTGATGCAGTATTGCAGGACAAAGTATTTGAGAACTTCACAGACAGTCCAGTGAGCCAACGTTGTACTATCAAGAATATCTGTATATACAAGCCGGGCGACCTAAATAAGATAGGTAAAGAAGGGCGCACATCGTGGGACAGTTTCAGTTATGCCATCCAGATGGGGCATAATGTTTGGAGCCACTTGACAGCAGTGCAAGAAGCTAACCGTCAATATGATCTAGGTGTAACTCCTAAGATGTTAGTACAAGAAACATTTGATCGTGTTTACTTCCGTGATATCGTTGACGCTATTTTCAGCACCAGTGACAAAGGCGCAGCACTTGCAGTTATTGAAGATTTTAGCAAATTTTGGATGAGCATTATTGGCACACGTGGTGCTACTGGTAAGAAAACTGTCAATGCGTCAACTATGTTTAATAACTTATTTGAAAGCGAAGAACCAGAAGAGCATCACGTAGATGACAGCGGATTAGATGAAGCTAATTTAGATAACTTAGAAACTGAACTAGGAGAGTAATATAAATAAAGAAAAACTAGAACACCATCTTAAACATCTAGAAGAACGCCACGCAGAATTAGAAAAGAAAATTAAAGATGGTTATACCCACTATCTCGACGATGAACATCTTGGTAAGATCAAACATGAAAAACTAGGTGTTAAACGTGAAATCACTCAAATTGAAAAACAACTGGCAGAATACCTATGAAGCGTGACTATACGTCAGGTACACAAGAAGCGGTAACTTACTTCGTAGGTGATGAGATTGAACAGACACCTGCATTTGGCATGCGTACACTGTTTGTGGTAGGTGTGCAAAAAGCAGAAGAAATCATCAGCCTAGCAGAGCTACACGACTGTCGTCATATCTACTTTGGTGCTAATCAAAGTTTCCCTGCACTAGAAACAGATGATGCAGATGCTTGGCGTCCATGGGAACGTATGATTGATGCTTGTTTGGAAGCAGACTTTTGGTGTACTTTGGACTTTGACGTCAGTGCGGTGCAGGGTGTATTAGAATGTATGTTTATCGGACATAGACGTTTCATTCCGCAAGTTTCGGTTAAACTACCATACTTGACACAGCTAGGATATAATGCTACAATTAAGTTAGATGACTTAGATTTTGAGCATTCAAACCCAGGTGTTTGGTGCCACCGCCTACGAGATTTAACAACAACAGATACCTTTACTGACTGGGACCAGTATGGTAATGACAAGGTGATAAAATGATATTAGAAGAACGTGAACGTATAGAACGGATCAAAAAATCTGCACAGAAGAAAATCTGGGTTACTTTCCAGAAAGAAGGTATCCATGCTTTTCCAGCGGCCGCTTCAGATCCTAAACTAGCTGATGTTAGTTTCCTAGCACATCCACATCGCCATATGTTCCATTTTAGGATAAGTATTAATGTATACCATGATGATAGAGAACTCGAATTCATACAGTTCAAACGCTGGTGTGAAAGTCTTTACAGTGGCATACTAGAATTAAATTATAAGAGTTGTGAAATGATCGCTGATGACTTATACGATCAGATCGCCAGCAAGTATCCCAATCGTGATGTTCATATCGAAGTAAGTGAAGATGGCGAGAATGGGTGTTACGTTGAGTATAATCATACTCGCCCCTATCAATCTGTGTCTGTATAGGAGATTTAAATGGCACAAGACAATCGCAGGTACCCAATGAAGGCTGAAGTACGCCAAATTTTTAACGACTTAGATGCATGGTTAAACTACTGTCGTTTTCGCATGATCAAGTATGATGAGGCCGATCTATATAGATCGCCAGAATATAAAGAATGGCAGGAACGTCGTAAGAAACGCCAACAATGGCAACAGCGTAATGGGCAAACTTCACACTACCATCGCAGAGGTCAATAATGACTATATTTCTAGTTGATCTAGAAGCAGTTGAATCTCGATACACAGGGCAGTGGAAATCACATGTACCTGATCTATTAAAGAATGCAGGACATGATGTTGTGGTTATTCAAGGCCCTACCGATATTCCTCAAGCTACTACCCCAGGTGCTTTTCTCAACTTTGGTGGCACAAATATTTACAAAGCTGATCAAGTCGGGCAAATTGGGCGCCTGTTTACGGATGGTAAGGTTCACGCTGGAGATCATTTCATTTTTACTGATGCTTGGCATCCTGGTATCATTAATCTTAAATATATGTCAGAGCTTTTGGGAATTCCTGTAAAGATTCACGCACTATGGCACGCTGGTAGTTATGATCCGCAGGACTTCTTAGGACGTCTCATAGGTAATGCACCTTGGGTCAGACACAGTGAAATGGCTTTCTTCGAAGCAGTAGATCATAATTACTTTGCCACTGATTTCCACATACACATGTTCCTCAAGAATCTCCTGAACGAATACAGCTCTGAAATAGCCCTGTTGAGATATGATAATAAGATAGTACGCACAGGATGGCCTATGGAATATATGCCAGAAATACTAGCACCGTATAAAGACCTAACTAAACGTGACCTGATCTTATTCCCACATCGCATAGCACCAGAGAAGCAGGTAGAAATATTCCGTGATCTAGCTCAAACATTACCACAATACGAGTGGATAGTCTGCCAGGATCAACAGCTGACTAAAGATCAGTATCATCGTTTACTAGGCCAAAGCAAGATGATATTCTCAGCTAACCTACAGGAAACTCTTGGCATTAGTTGCTATGAAGGTGCATTACTTGGTGCTATTCCGTTAGTACCAGATAGACTAAGCTACAGTGAAATGTTTGCAGAAGTATGGAAATATCCAAGTTCTTGGACTGAATCATTTGACAGTTACTTAGAACACAAACAAGAACTAATAGCATTGATTAAAAATCATATAGAAAACTACGATAATCTCATACCAAAAATACAACAACAAGCAGAAAGTCTACATGACGGTTTCTTTAGTGCAACAGCACTGTTAGAGAATATCAAATAATTTAATGTTGGAGTAGTACAAAGGTTTACTTAAATGAATAGTATAAAAAAAAATGTATACCTTGCTCAACCTCAGTATCCAGTTAATACTGGAGATGATAAGAATTATTGGTTGCCTTACAGCGTAGGATGTATATGGAGTTATTGCACGCAATTTGATGATATTAAGAAAAATTATTCCCTAGCCGGATTAATATTCAACCGAGATCATCACGACATTATTCTTAAAGATATAAGTGATCCATGTATTGTTGGATTTAGTTGCTACCAATGGAATAAAAACTTTAACTTAAAGTTAGCTGAGTTAATTAAAAAACGTTGGCCGGACTGTGTTATTGTGTTTGGCGGACCCGAAGTATCTGTTAGTTTTTTAAAATATAATTTCGTCGATTCTATAACATTAGCTGAAGGCGAATACAGCTTTTTGGATATTTTGCGTAGAGTACTGTCTAATGAACAGATTCCTAAGATGTATGAAAAAAGTCGAGTTGAAGAGTTAGACTACCCAAGTCCGTACGAATCTGGAATTTTTGATCAGTTGATTGAGAAATACCCTAATGTTAAATGGGCAGCAACTTTGGAAACAAATCGAGGTTGTCCTTTTAGTTGTACGTTCTGTGACTGGGGAAGTCTGACTTATAGCAAAATTAGAAAATTTCCACTAACCCGAGTTGAAAAAGATATTATTTGGATGTCAAAAAATCCAGTTAGTTATATTTACTGTGCTGACGCAAATTTTGGGATTTTTAAAGATCGAGATCTTGAAATTGCTAGAATGGTTTCTAAATATGGAAAAGAAAATAATAGTTTAGAGTTTTTTAATGCAACTTTTAATAAAAATAATAATGAAGAAAGTTTTAAAATTTTAAAAGTTCTCGGTAATTTAAACAGAGGATTTACAGTTAGTGTCCAAAGTCTACACAAACCTACATTGGAAGCTATCAAACGTAGCAACCTAGGAGTTAATGATTTAGAAAAAATATTTAAACTTTGCGCAGATAACCAAATTAATTCGTATACTGAGGTTATCTTGGGATTGCCCCTCGAAACAAAGGATTCATTTATCAATGGGCTATGTGAACTATTAGAATTAGGCCAACACCAACAAATTGACATTTGGTTTACTAATACTATAGTTAATAGCGAATTGGCAACGATGCAGAGTAAATTACAATATGGTATTACAACTGTAGCTTCTGTAAACGGGTTTGGGCTACTAGATTCCGCCGATGATCCAGTAGACGAGCTTGTTAATATAGTAAATTCTACTAATACAATGTCTACCGAAGATATGATCGATTCTTATCTATATGGGTGGATGATTGTAAATTTTCATATTCAAGGATATACGCAGATAATTAGTAGATATCTTCGACGCAAACACAATATTAACTATAGAATATTTTACGATGCTTTTTTATCTAGTGTAAAGAAAAATAAAAAATTAAACGAAATTTATAACACTATTAGAAAAAAAATCTCAACTTTTCTATACACTGGGCAAGGTGACGCAGGAAATTATATGACTATATACTATGCGATGTTAGAAATTTATCAAAACAAACAAGAAATATTCGATGAAATAGAAACGTTACTGCTATCGTTGGACGTATATGACGCCAACATTATAAATTTACAAAAACTATTTATTTTTGATAAGGATTCCAGTTATCCAATTAATATTTCCTGCAATTATGATGTAGTCTTAAATAACATAGGGCATACAGACTATAAAATTATTGCAAAATTATCAGAAAAAGATATTAACAATTTTAACATAAACATTCTTTTTAAATGGCGACGCAAAGGATTACTTAGAAATAGGATAGAAAAAATTGAATAATTTTAATAAAATAAAAGAATTTGAACAGGCATTGGGAGCATTTACAGGCGCGCCTTATGTGGTTATGACTGATTGCTGCACTCACGCCATTGAGTTATGCCTGCGTCTTGAAGTTCCTAAACGTGTAGAAATCCCCGCCCGTACATATATCAGTGTTCCAATGACCCTACGTAAGTTAGATACACCCTACATATTCCAAGACACAGATTGGGTAGGCGAATATCAAATTGTTGGCACACGCATTTGGGATAGTGCTCGTAAGTTAAGCGTGGGCATGTACCGCAAAGGTCAACTACAATGCTTGAGTTTTGGTCACGACAAGCCATTGAGTATCGGTCACGGCGGTGCTATCCTATTAGATGACGCACAGGTATATAAAATCTTATTAGCACAACGCTACGATGGGCGCGATTTAACTATAAGTCCTTGGCAAGATCAAAAGGTATTTCGTATGGGCTATCACTATCGCCCTACCATTGAAGACGCTGTACGGGGTTTAGAATTATTGCCCACAGTAGACCAAACGGTTAAATACAAACAGTACCCAGATTTGAGAGAGATTATTTTTATATGAAAATTTTATTAACAGGTAGCTCAGGCTTTATTGGCCAAGCATTAACTCCAAGATTAACTAATTTAGCCGAAGTGCACCACTTAGCTAGTGATTTACTAGATTACAGTGCTGTACAACAGGAAGTTGCTGCGGTAGCTCCCGACATTATAATTCACTTAGCTGCCAGAACAGAAGTAGAAAAAAGTTTTTATGAGCAAACTACTTTCAGCGAAGTTAATTACGTCGGAACTGTAAACCTAATCGAAAGTGCTGTAGCATTACCAACTATTCCATATTTTGTGTTTGCTAGTACTATGGAAGTATACGGATGGCAACCTATTAGCGATTTAATAAAATCAAATAATGCTCCTGACCAAATTCCTGCATTTAATGAATCCACTGTACCGAATCCTAACGCACCATATGCTGTAGCAAAACTAGCCTGTGAAAAATATCTAGAATATGCGCATCGAGCACACAATCTTGAATATGCAATTATCCGACAAACTAATGCGTATGGTCGTAAAGATAATAATTTCTTTGTAACTGAACAAATTATTACACAGATGTTATTAAATTCTGATGTGTGTAATTTAGGATATGCCGAACCTTATAGAAATTTCATTTACGTAGATGATCTATTAGATGCATGGGAAACTGTAATCACTAACAGAGACAAGTGTAAAAATAATACATTTACCATCGGCCCAGACTATCCAGTTACCATTAAACAACACGCAGAAAATATTGCTAAATTACTAGGATGGAATGGTACTATTAATTGGAATACGAAACCAAAACGTCACGGTGAAATTTATCTTTTAAACAGTAATAGCAACAAACTCACAAACTTAACTAAGTGGACTCCAAAGGTTAGCTACACAGAAGGTCTACTTAAAACTATAGAAGTTTGGAAAAATAATTATAATATTGTTTGACACGACTTAAATAAACCTATATACTATTAGTATATCCCAATCCACTGGGTTAACATCGGAGTAATTAAATGACAAAATATCGCGTAAGCGAATCAATTCGCAGTAATCTAAAGAAAGACAACAAACGTTTCTGGGCAGGTGATAACATCTCAGAATACATCACAGACGAAGTTAAAGAGCAATTAATCGACGAAGCAACTGAAGCATTTGAAGCAGTGCTAGATACTTTGTTAATTGATCGTGAGAACGATCCCAACAGTCACGGCACAGCAAGACGTCTTGCTAAGATGTACTTCAATGAGATCATGGCAGGACGTTATGATCCAGCACCAGATGCTACAGCTTTTCCAAATGATAGTGAGGATCGTTATGAAGGTATGCTG